TTGGATAAATTCTGTGTCAAATTTAGTCATAAGACAAATCCTCGTCTGTGGGGTCATAATCATCGCTATATATGCATTCAGGATCATTATTACAGTCTACACATATGTTTACTTTTCCATAATAAAAATCTTCTTCATGGCTAATTTGATCAGGCTTTAAATTTTTAGCACCACATTCATAACATTCAAAACCACCTTTTTTATCCATTATTCATTCTCCCATCGATAAAATATATGATCATTAATTCTTACTGTTTGCGTGAACTTTTTGCTCCATGAAGGTTGAACGTAGTAGGCATGGTAATGTGTTGCTCCCTGAGTTGTGTCGTATAAAACTCCATTCATAGTTGCAACTGCAATCTCTGTTGCCCAAAAATATGCTTTCTCATCTTTAATTGTTTCTGGTTTTCCATCACACCAAAAACTAAATTGGCATTTGTCAGGTATTGGTATTTCAGTGTTCCAAGAATAATAATATCCTTGTTTAACAACATCGCAAATTGTATTCGGATATCTTTCATCATTTACTCTTGCCATTATTACTTGTGCAACTGCAACTTGACCAACCATTGGTTCTCCTCTTGCTTCAAAATATATTGCTGTTGCTAGGCAAACGAGTTCTGTTAACATTTGAATTGCTCCTTAAACTAATTTACTACTATTTATAAAATATATGTTCATTGATTATGCTTAACCAACTTTTTGGAATATCTCTGGTGCTAATTTTTTCTAAAGAACCAGTATAACTTTTCCAGCCATCATCCAATTTTTGTCGATAGGTAAACCCATACTTTTTAGTATTATTTACATTTGCTACTGCTGTTAAATAAGTTTCTTGTTCCTTGTGATAATCATTAAGGTTCAGCAGATGGACAAAAGTATCTTCAACCTTTATCCACTCATCTAATGCATTCCAAACTTTTAAAATATTAGTTATAAAAACTCCTTTTTCTGGTCTATCCCAGAAAAATATATACTCATTATTTTTACTAACTAAATAACAAACCAGATTTTTTTCAAGTTTATTAAAGTCACCATCAGAATGAATAACTCCTTTTTTAATTTCAATAATCTCTTTCATTGTTTTTTTCCTTTCTAAGCGATTAATAACTGTTTTCTTATTTTTCTTCCAAAAAGATATCTTTGTTTATTAACATATCGGTGTTTTTTATAATGTGTCATTTGATAGTAATAAAAATTAACTTCTTTGAGAGCATAAGCAATAGCCATCTTTAAGTCATGAGTTATTAAAGTGCCTTTTGCTAAAGTTGTTAAAGACAAAAACTCTTTTTGAACTTCACCAGAGAATGTGCCCTTCCAGAAAGATGTTCGCATAATATTTTGCAATCTTTCATAAACTTTTGACTTAGCATGAATAGTAACAGGCATTTTAAAATAAGTTTTTCTTTGAAGTTCTTTTGCTTCTTCAAGATTTCTATCTAATATTGGATTTATAAAATCTCTTCTCAGGTATCTATAAACACTTTGAAAGCATTTACCATGTGACTTTCTATGTGTTTCTTTATATCTAGGAATTGATCTGCATACTGTTCGCTGAACATGATGACTTACTTCATGAGCAACAACTATGAAAACATGATCTTGCCAACAACTAACATTTCTTTCGCCAATTATTGGATCTTTCCTGTACGCATCATATTCAATTGCTTTATGAAAACCTTTAGAATATTTATAACCACCAATATTAATTGAAATTCGGTTTTCCCCTGCTCTAGATCTCCAACAATTATTTGAAAAGTTTGTTACCTTTACAGCATTGTCAACATGATTCTTATTGATAAATAGCTCGTATTCTTTTTTCTTTAAATGGTTCATACAAGCTCTAACCATTTGTTTTATTTGTTTTTGATTCATAATTACTCTCCCTTCTTTCTAATTCTTTCATTAAATGCTATCTCTAATTTTTCATACTCTTTTAATCTCAACTCTTCATAAGTTGGGAAACCTTGTCCATTATTAATCATTTCGAGAGCTATTTTCATAAATGGAGCTACCTCCATATCGCTACATTTATATCTTAATTGATTTAATTTTTCTTGAATTGTCATTGGTTACTCTCCTCTCTTTGTAAGATATTTGCCTACAGCATTTTCAAATGCTTCAAAAGGATGCGAACCAGAAGATGTATACTCTACAAAATCTTTATCTTCGCCATAAGGATCAAATTCATTTGGTAAATGAAAAGTACATCTAATTTCATCATTATCAAAAGCTGTTACACAACCAACAACTTTATAATCATAACCATTAAGAGAATGTCTCACGTTCCAAATTGGTCTATCTGTAGCATAATCACCAGACTTAGAATCACAATCTCTTTCAAAATGAAAATAAGGTGAATTTTCTGAACCTCTAGCATTTACATAATCACCCCAAGCAGCAGTTGATAAAGGATATAATTGGCTCTTGAACTCTTCTGGGAATCTTACTGTTTTATTAAAATTTATTGTCATTTTTGTTTCCTTTCTCAGTTAATATATATATTCTATTTTATTTTATCAGAAAAGTAAAGGGATAAAGTGAAAAAAGATCCTAATAAAAACAATGACTTAGAGAATAATACGAATTATTTTATGATAGCTTACGAATTTTTTCTATGTAAACTTTTCTAAATCCTTTTTTTATATTACCTTTTACAAGATACCAATCACTGATTTTTCCATCATCGACAATGGGCTTTCCAACTGTCGGAAATTTAAATCTGTCAATCTCTGAAATAATCAAACCTGTATCATCTTCAAAAGATAAATTTAACGTCAGGTTTAATTTATCAATTCTTCGACCATTCCTTTTTTGTAAGTTAGCAGTTCCATTCATATCTCTTAAATTCTTTTCTTTTAATTTCCCAAAAAAAACATACGTTCCTGAATAATCGGATTCAAGTTTGCCTATATCTGTTATTGGTGTTTTTATATTATGAGATTCTGGATCTTTCTTAATATGCCCAAATCTTCTTTCACATTCAAATATATCATCGTATGGTGTTTCCCCAGAATTTAAAAGTTTTTCCTGATGAGGTGTTAATGGCTGATTTAATTTTCTCCTGTTAATTACATCTTCAGCCATTTTTGGACCAACACCTTTTATTCCTATTAATCCACCTATCAATTCACCATCCTGAACAGACCAATTTTCTGAAGATTTGAATTTGTCAAATGGTTTGTATACAAGTCCTTCTCTTACAACTTCTCTCAAAAGTTTAACTCCTTGTTCATCGTCTTTAACATTTCTTAAACATGCAGCTGCAAATTCTAATGGGAATTTACTTTTTAAAACACAACACCAATAACTTATCAGAGCATATGAAACTGCATGACTGCGATTGAATGCCCAAGATCCCATTGTGTTAATATTTTTCCATATTTTAAATGCTTGATCTTCATCAATGCCATTCTCTTCAGCACCCATTTTAAACTTCTTCCAATATCTATCAAAAAATTCTTCACCCAAAGATTTACTCATTGCCTTGCGTAATTGAGAAACATCTTCCCAACTTAACTTGCCAATATCACGAGCTATGGTCATGACTTGTTCTTGATAAACCACGACACCATAGGTTACTTTTGTTGATTCTTTTGTCATTGGATGCAAATACTCAACAGGTAATTCACCAGTTCTTCTTTTTATATAGAGTGTTGTTCCTCCAGAGCTTAATGGTCCAGGACGAGCTAGTGCAGTAATCGAAGCAATGTCTTCAAAATTTTGTATTTTCATTTGTCTTGTCACTGCTTGTAAAGCATAACCTTCAAATTGAAATATTCCTGCATATTTCTCTTCATTTAAAACTTTAAAAGCACCCTTATCGTCGAATTGTAAATTAATCAGATCCCTTCTTTTCCAATTAACTTGATCAAGTATGTCCTGAATAACAGCCAATGTTCTTAAACCGAGTGCATCTATCTTCAATAAATTTAACTTCTCTGCATCTTTTTTATCAATCTGAGCAGAGCCTGTTTGCTGGTTTACTGAACAATATTTAAAAACAGGCTCTTCAGTTACAATTATTCCAGCAGCATGAACACCAGTGTGCCTTGCATGGTTCTCTATATTTTCAGCAACTCTCATTTGAGGATATTTTTCTAAAACTTTTTTACCAACATCAAGATCATTGAATGTGTCCATAATGCAAAACTCAGAACGATCATCACCATCTCTTCTTTCAATAATTGTATTTTTTAAATCATTAACTTCCCATGATGGAATTCCTAATTCTTTTGCAACTTCTGTTATTGTGCTTTTAGCTTTGTATCTGCTGACAGTTCCTAGATGAGCAACTTTTTCTGAACCATATTTATCTCTCAAATAATTTATGACCATCTCTCTTCTATCATCCTGAAAGTCAATATCAATATCTGGTAAATCTTCACGAGAAATATCAATGAACCTTTCAAACAATAAATTAAATTTTATAGGATCAATATCTGTTATTCCTAATAAATAACAAATTAATGAACCAGCTGAAGATCCTCTGGCTGGACCAACTAACATATGTTGCTTGGCAAAATTAATCATATCAGCTATTACAAAAAAATAATCTTCGAACTTTTTACTTGCTATCATTTCAAGTTCTCGATTCATTCTGTCTTTATATATTCCATTTTTCAAACTTATGTTTCTTTTAATTGCTCCTTCTTCGCACATTTGCCTTAATGTTTTTTCTGCTTTGAAAGTTATCATCTTACCAATCGGCAATTCAGCATTGCACATTTTTGCTATTTCATAAGTATTGCTTATTGCTTCTTCTGGAATCCATGGAACTAAATCTTTTAATTCCCATTCATTAAGTATATGCATTGGTGCTGTTCTATCTGTTCTATTTTTACCAACAAGAACTTCATAGACTTTCCTATCATTTACTTTTGGGTAGTAATTATCAGAGGTTGCCACTGGTTCAAAACCTTTTGATTCGCAAAAGTCTAATGCCTTCCGAGAACTCATAGGATTCATCTCGATATATAAATCGCTTTTTCTGGCCAAAGGAAGTAATCCCCACTCTGGATGCGTTCCACTAATTATAATTAAGTTTTCCGAAACATCAAATAAATCAGAATATGAAAGTCTGGGGAAATAATAAAAATTTTCTTTCTCTGTGCTTTTTGTTACAAGTTCATAAAGCTCTTTTAATCCTTTATTATTCTTGGCGATAAAAGCCATATAATTTGTTGGCTGCTTTTCTCTTTTAGTTGAGTCTTCAACAAATGCTATCTCAGTACCAAACAATGGTTTTTTATTTAACTCTTTACATGCTTTACTAAAAGAAACATGTCCCCAAGTTCCAGAGTCGCAAATACCAACTGCATCACCTTTGGTAGATTCAACAACTTTTTTAGTATGACCAAATGCTTTGCGAAATGAGTATTCAGTTCTTAATCTAATATTTAACATTTATATTCCTATATTTCTGGGTTAGTTTAGTATAAGACAAGGTTGTTTTGACCCTCTGGTGGCTTTTATATGGCTTCGTTTTTTACAGATGATCCTCTTTTTTATACCATTTTAATATTTCTATTGTTGCTTCAACATCAACTAAAGATCTGTGAGCACCTTCAATCTTTTTGCCAAATAGCTCTTCATAGATGTCTCCGAGCTTTCTCATCTTTCCCCAGACTGACTGACCAATCTCAACTGTACAGATATGATTATATGCCCATGGGAACTTTGTAAGTTTGTCTATTCTTTCTAATTCGAATTTTAATATTTGCCTATCGAAAGAAAGATTGTGTGCTGCCATTGAACTCTCCCCACAAAACCATTCAGCAAGTTTTTTATAATGAGCAATAAAAGGTTTTTGATCTTTTAGCATTTGGTCTGTTATTTTTGTTATCTTTATTATTTTAGGATCTAATGGGTGTCCAGGATTGCACATAAACTCAAGACGATTCAATTCATTGAAATCATCATCAACTTTAATGCCACCAAATTCTATTATTCTTGGCTGCATATCAAGATCACTGCCTTCAGCTTTTGGCAATCCTGTTGTTTCAAGATCGAATACTATCATCGATTCCCTCTAGCATAAAAGCATAAACACCAAGATCATGGATTGAATCTTTATGTGGTTTATCCCACATATTTGAATAACGAATTAATTTATTTACAACCATATTTAAAAGACTCATTCTATTTAAATCATCTGCTGTATCTAATTTAATGCCATTCGGAAATAAAATTTGCATCACTTCACCACATTGTACATATGATTGTCCATATTGTTTTCCTCGATCTTTAAAAGTTTTATGAGCTTGTTCCATATTTTTTATAATCAATTCTTTTTTATTCATGGTTCACTCCTTTCTTTGTGACCTCACCATTTGCTCTGCTTATCATTTCTTGAAAATTATCAAGAACAGTTCCAGTGATATCAAAAAATCTTGCAATTTTAACTCCATTAAGTTCGATGTCATTCCCTTTTAGTTTTAGTTTTAGTTTAGTCTTAACATCTTCATAATTTGGTAATATTTTTTTTTTAAGGTCATTCAATTCACCAAGATTTTTTTCTAAAATATGTGTATTGTTATGAATATTAAGTTGATAGTTATTCTTTATACCTTCTTCAGTTTTATTTAGGCTTAGTGCCAATGCATTAAAAATATGTTTCAATTCCTTTGTTGAGAATTCTATTGTTGCTTCAACATCATTCATTTTATTTCTCCTTATTATTTCTGGGCTTATGCCAAGTATTTTCTTTATTAGTGTCGCTACGATATACTTTTTGGGCTTGCTCTAATGTCATTGGCTCCCCAATGCAGACATATTTTGCATTATGCCATTGCGTAAACACGTTTGATCTACCATTAATATCGTAATTAATCGCCTCTGGACAATCTTTAAAGAGTGTTTTCAGTTTATCCTTTGGGTGCACAACTAACATCAATGACAACTGGAACTGGTCTGTTATTTATTTTTCTTCGAGTATGAATTAGCACTGGTCTCAGATTAACAGCTTTGCAGTCTTCAATCCCATTTATAACTTCGTTGCGAGTCATTGAATAAATTTTCTTTTCAACGATGACTTCAGTATTTTTCATCCCACCACTACAAGCAGATAAAAGTGTAACTGCCATGGGCATGACAATTTTACTGGCTTCATGAAATCTTGCGATAATTTTATTTCTCTTAATTTTATTCATTTTGTTTCCTTTCTAAAAATGTAATTTTACATTATTTTAAATTTATACTTAATTCAACTAAAAAATAATTATTTTCAAATCTCCTATTTTTTCAATGGTTTACTATATGTTAAAACTCTTCAAAGTTCTTGGTCTTACGATAAAAAGGTTTTCTTTAGCTCTTGTCAGTGCGACATACCATACTCTATTCTCCTCATCATTACCTAAATTATCCCAACTTTTAGAATTCATATCTGTTAACAAAACTAAATTATCTGCTTCACCACCTTTGCTCTGGTGTATTGTTGAAATATTTATTCTTGGTTTCTTTGTGAACTTTTCACCATTGTGCAAACAAGATCTTAAATATTCTCTTTCATCTGGTGCTATGCCTTTTAACATTTTCATCCAATCAAATTGTTTTGATGCTTCTGGAAGACCTAGTGATTCAATTGTATAGGTTTCAAGTTCTCTAAGATTAACACTTATTCCTAAAAACTGAATTATGTTTTTTGCATCATGAAGATTTATGGCAACTCCTTTTCTTAATCTTTCCCAAGATGTTATTGCTCTTGTTTCATCTGATTCTAAAGAACTTTTATTATTAATTGAATATGCTAACCCTTGCTGGCGAACTGCTCTTATCAATCTATTTGTTAAATATTTGCTTCTTGCCAAAAGCATCCATGTTCCTTTTTTTCTGAAATCTATCTCTTGTTCATTAACGACATAATCGACAAACCCATTTTCTGATCTTGGCTGCCATGGCTTTGGAATTCGATTTTTAATTCTTTGAACAACATCAGCTGCGAGCTTGTGAACTGATCTAGGAATTCTAAAAGATTGTGGCAAAATCATTCTGTCACCTTTTAAATTTAAAAATTTACTAACATCAGCCCCTGCCCATCCAAATATTGCTTGGTCATCATCCCCAGCTATATAAATTTCTTGAGCAAGGCTCGCAACCTTTATTGCCATTTTATATTGTATTGAAGATAAATCCTGTGCTTCATCAATTATACATATATCAATGTCGAGTTCACTGTCATATTTTTGAAGCATGTCAGTGAAGTCTAAAACACCATTGTCCTTTTTATATTTTAATAATGAATTGTGATATTGTTTTACAGCATGAAGATTTAAATCTGAAATATTTTCCAAGTCATATTGTTGCTCCATTGTTCTAAGTCCCATTCTAGCCAGAGACTCTATTCTTGAACATTTGTCTCCAACTCCATCACCAAGACTAAAACCTAAAACTTCATCATAAATACCTTTAAAATTAATTCCCATTTCTTTACCAAATTTACGATAGTGATTGCTTGTCATCACTTCATCTCTTTGCAAACTTAATTGCTTAAAAGCCAAAGAGTGAAGTGTTCTAAAATATGGAAATCTTTTTTCATCAAGATTAAATTGAGCCATTGCTCTTTCTTGTGCTTCTGATGCAGCTTTCCGAGTAAATGCCAAATAAGCAATTCTTTCTGGCTTTATGCCACGAGATATTGCATCCTCAACAATATTTAATAAAGTTGTTGTCTTGCCAGTTCCTGGTGGACCAAGAATTATCTGAACTCTTCTCATTTGCTCCACCAAGAAAATGGTTTTTTTGGATCTTCTTCCAAATGAATTTTCAAATTTTTCCAAGCAATATTTATTCTGTTTGCCATTTCTGGATTTTCTTTATTCTTTTCGAAAACAAGCTGAGTCATTTCAGCATCTATTAAAAGTATTGCATCTCTCATTTCAACTCTCATTTAAAAATCCTCCTCTACATTTGATGGGACACCTATATCCTCATCTTCATAAAATTCAGGGGCAGGAACAGACCAGACTTTTACAACTTTACCTTTAATTCTAAATGTTTTTCTATCACCACCTATACTTCTCAACCATGACCATATTTGGTGCTGGGTTGAGTATCTATATCTTCTTGCTTCTAAGTATATAAATAAATCCTCTGATCTAAAATAAACTTTGTGTTCATCAACATTGTGCCATGGTTTGCCATTCATTATTTCATCTTTCTGGCGAGCTTGAACTTTTCCAGTTAAAAATGCATCTAATGCTTTTTCAAATTGACCTTGTGGTGATGCATCATCAGGATCAATTATAACTTCAACACTTTGCAATAGTTCATTTATTCTTTTTTCCCATTTTAAAGCTGGCATTACATTTGGACATTTATTAAGTTTCTCAACACAAAGTTTTTGCAGTTGCCTTTGATCTAATAATTGTTGAGTTGTGACTTCTATCCTTTCACCTTGCATCTCGATGTACCATCTCACAGAAGATTTATTTTCAGTTTCATATTTTGTTATGGCATCAACCTCAATTGCCAGACCACCAACACCAAAACCACCCACTCCATATTCTCTTCGCATGCATTTTGGTTTTTCACAGTAATTGCATATGGGAGATTGCTTACATGTATATGCATAATCTTTTCTTGAAACTGATTTAACAATGCCATTAACTTCACCAGCAGGAAGTGGTGTTGACAAATGCTCATAATTAAATTTCATTAAATCTTCTTGCCAATCATCTGGATTCTTTTTACGATAATAAACACCAACATTAAATAATGAATTATTGCGACCACCCTCTGGGAATCCCATTGTCATGATATGTTGTAAGCAAGGTGGACCATCACTAAATACATTTGTCAGTTTGGGTTTAAAATTTTCTAGTTTTTCATGGCTGGTTGTTTTCTTTTCAGCCAGCTCCACAAATTCTTTTAAATTTAATTTTTTGCCATTGTGAATTGCATATCGTTCACTTTTGTCACCATCCCAATAACAAAGGTTTATCCAGTTTCCTCTATCTCTTTCATTGGCTCTGCTTATTTGCTTGGGGAATATTTCTGCTCCACCATAACCTAATTGAGCTGCAAACTCATTTAATTTTGAAACCATGTCAATTGCAGCAATTGCAGGTTCACAGAATAAATATAAATGAGCACCACCAGATTTACTCCTGCAAAGTATTAATGGTGTTTTTCTAATTTTCTTTTCTAAACTTTCAAGTGATTCATTTAATTTTAACTCACCACGAATGTCAATATCAATTACACCAAAATTGCAGGAATTATCCAACTTCAGCATTATTATTCCTAATATATAATCACCACCATTTAAGTGATGCTTAAAATTTTCTTCAGTTACAGGTTCACTAACTGTAACAGCACGACCAGACATTTTGCCATCTGCCTCTTGCTTTACGACTCTGTACTGACCATGAGCAAGTTCATATCCATGGAACAACTTCATAAATCTTTTTAACATTTTTATTCCTTTATTAGTGATGCAGTCCAAGGAGGAACAACTCAGACTGCATCTTTTCCTTATTTTACTAAGGAAACCTTAAAATGGTATTTTGTCATCATCCAAATCATCAGCTTTTACTTTTACTTCTCCAGCTGCAACTTTTGATTTAAAATCTCTCGCAGCTAAATAAATATCAGAGCCATTCTTTAGATTTTCTATAATACCACCAGACTTCGCATCGTATAGTATTTCAACATTCCAACCAAACCAAGTTCCTTCATCATTTTTTTCAGGAATAGTTGTCATTTGGTAAGCAGTGTAAAACATTGCTGGGTTCATCACACCTTTGCCATCTGGACTTGGAACTTGAAGTCTGTTCATCATCGAGTTCCATCGTCTAGACTTTTTAAGTTGAGATGAAGACATGGAAATCAATGCTGGGGAAAAAGACTCACCATCAATAACATAAACCATATATTCCCCAGTTGGAACAATCTGATTGCCTTCCTCGGTAAAATACTTGCCCTTTTTATCTTGAGTACAAGTTGTTAAAATAAATGGATCATTGCCATGATCTTTTACCAAGCCACCTCTGTCTGGTTTCCATTCTAGATGGGTTCTGCGATAACTTATTGGCACAACTGTTATGCCCTTCTCGCCATCTATAATTTCATTGGAAACAGTATCAACAATAAATCCAGCTTCAGCACCTTTGACGTAAGCTGGATCTGCTTTCATTGCAATTGGTGATTGTGCCTGTAAAATATTCAGGCGAGGAATCATCATATCGTCTTGTGACATATTTTCAGATGCTGAACCTGCATCCTGTAGTAATAAATTTTTATCGAACGCAACTACATTACTTTGTTCTTTTTGTTTTACTTCGTTTGCCATGTTTATCTCCTGTTTATTTTGGCTCTGCGACCTGTATAAATTTTAAACAGATCATGTGGGATTGATTTCCCTTCTGAAAGCATTTCTTTAATGAATGCTGTCAATTGTGCAGGATGGACTCCTATTGCTCGTTTGTAAAAAAGTTTGCGATCTCTTAACTCTTTTGCAAAGACATCGCATTCTTTATCTTCAGTACGACCAAATTGAACCTCAACATTATTTTTAATTAAGTCACCTGCATTATTCTCACGCAACCAATCAAAACAATGTTGTTGACGGATTTCCATCTCCATACGATCATCACCTGATGCTTTTGCTATAGCACTCGTTGATGGTATGGAAGCAGAGATAATATCATCAACTTTAACTTTTGCTCCATTGTTCAAAGTAAAGTCTTTAATATTCAGTTCTTGCATTAAATCAGGCAAGGACTGTTCAGCCAACTTCGTAAGATCCTGCTTTTTTATCTTCAATGACTCTTCGTCTTGTATAATTTCAGTTTGTAAATCATACATCTGTTGAGCCATATCCGTTATTGCACCTAATTCATTTGACGCAGGTGCCACGTCATCAAGCAGATTTATACTCATCTTGTTTTACCTTTCTAAGTTCTAAAGCGACAGGCATATACCAACCTTTACGTCTATCCCTTTCGCCTTCTTCCATGTTTCGTTCCCATCGTAAAATGCGAACAGTTGGAGAAATTTCACCAGCAATCATGCAAACAATCATGACAGCTATTGGATCTCCTCCACCTGGCCAGAGTAAATAATCATCTGAACCAAAGTCCTTTAATATTTTTCTCGCTTTTTGAATAGATGGTCCAGGTAAGAACTGTGGCTTCTCATGTGGTTCAAATATTATTTCAAGCGAACCATAACGAGCAGCATCAGTTAAATCTGGAGTCCAGCCAAATTTATTCTTGACTGGTCTATTCACGATATATACTTTTGACATTCTCAATCCTTTCTCAAGTAGTTCACTACTTTAACTTGGAAAATAAAATAAGTAAAGCACTTTTATATATAGAGAAAAAAATGAGGGCATAAAAAATATGTAAATAAAATTAAAGGTTTTAGGGTTACATCGGTTACAACTTGCTTTTTATTATTTTAAATCAAAGGTTTATTTTATGTTCCATTTGTAAAAAATTAGAAGGAACACAACCCAGTGTTCGGTAACTATTTTATAAGTCATTGTTTTTAAACGAATCTTTCTTCACTTTAGCTATTTACTTATTGATAAGAACAATATAGTCTCTCTATATTAACTGAGAAAGGAACTAAAATGAAACAAGATTTTAAACAAACACTCGATAATATCATCAAGGGATACAATAACGATAAGAATTTTCCTTGGAGAAATTCACCAGTAATGAGTGGAACAAAAAAATTTGATGAACTTTTAAAAATGATTCGTTTGGATTTATCCGAACTTAGTGAAAAAGTTCCTACTATCGCCTTTGAGCCAATCACATATAAAATACTGAGAAAGGAAACAAAATGATTACAAAATTCGCTATAAAAGTCCAAGAAATTATCACTGATACAAAGACTGGACATTCAAATGAATACCAACCTAAATATTTTTCAGAGGTTGTTAATGTAACTTCTGAGAGAGTTTCAACAACTCAAAGTCCAAAAGTTCTTTTTGGAACAAGAAAAGAAGCATGGGAAGTTGTATCTGGTTTACCAGACACTGGCACTTTAGGTCAGTTCTCATATAAATATACTTACAGCATTGAGCCATTCACATATAAATATGCCAATCACATTGGTTGGACAGATGTTAATCCATATGAGATTGTAAAAGTTATATCTGATAAAACTATTGAGATCAGAATAATGGATGCAACAAGAGATAAAAGTTGGAAGCCAGAAGTTATCTCTGGTGGCTTTGCTGGTCGCTGTGTTAATCAGCACAGTCAAAGATGGGATATTGTTTCAAACGATGATGTTCCTACAGTTAGAGCAAGATTAAGGAAAGATGGTTATTACCATTCTTCTCATGGCAAGCATCTTTTAGGAGAAGAGCCAAGAAAATTTTACGATTATAATTTTTAATTTAATTGGGGGGATTTATTTCCCCCCAACATTTGAGAAAGGAGATATTTATGTCAGGTGCGACAGCAAAGCAGTTCCAAGAGTGGGAACAAAGAGCAAAGAAATGCTCGATCGATGAGTTGGTCTTTATTTGTAAAGACTGTGCAGAAGCAGAGCTCGCAATGAGAGGATGGAATCCTGAGAAGGAGAATTACTATGCTGACCAGAGAATGACTTACTCTGCTGAGCTTACCAGAAGGAGGAAGAAATGAAGATAGATTTTACATCCTCAGAACTTTTAGCTATGACTTGTATATTAGAATGCCATCATGAGAGGATTATGGTTGAATATCAAGACTGCTTTGATTCCAAAGATCATGAAGAGTTTAAAGGATTGATTTTAAAATGCGATAAAACTTTAAAAGACAATGGCATCAAAAGAGACTGGAAACCAAATGAAAGGTTGATAAAAGAAATTAAAAAAATATGGGATGTAGAATGATGTTAAAAACACTCGGACTGATGTTAATTTGTTGCTTGAGTTTTCTCTTTACAGTTAAATTTCACGATTATAATTTTTAATTAATTGGGGGATTTATTCCCCCAGCATTTTTGAGAAAGGAAACAAAATGAAAATAGATAAAGGAATTCCAGTAGCAAGTGCAAGATCAACTTTAAGTGAAAAACGGAAAGCATTGAAAAAAATTAAATTTCTTTTTGTTTATGATATGGAAATTGGTGATAGTTTTGAAGTTGAAACAAGGAAGGAAGCTACCTTAGTTCAGTCTTATATTAATCAAATGACAACTATGGATTTAGTGCAGAGATCTATGCCAAATGGTAAAATAAGAGTGTGGAGGATAAAATAATATGTTCACAGTTTATAAAGTTAATCTTGATGATTCATTAAGCCATAAAGAACATCTTGACAGTGTTGATGAGCTTAATCTTTGGATTGGTGAAAAGCATGGACAATTTGCAACTATTAAAATTGTCAGGGAAAAAACAAAATATTATGTTATTATGACTGACAATGGTACATGGTTTGAAAAAATTAAAAGTAAGGAGATGTGAATGATTAAAACACTTGGAGGAATTTTAATAATTTGTTCGATTTTTATTTTCGTAGTCATTCTATTTGAATTTATGGTTGGCTGTGGAGAGAGAACTTATTATGAAGAAGGTCACTGGTTAACAAATGAATGTATTTTTATTCCTCATGAACAGGTCAGTGGGAGGTGGAAATGAACAGATTTTTAATTGAAAGAGATCCTCATGGTATTGCAGTTTCTCTTTGTGACCAGCACATTGTTAAAATGCCATTAGAAGAAACACAGATGCTTTGTACTGCGATGTGGCATTACTCTCCTAAATATGCATATCTAAATGATCTTTACAAACCTGTCCACCAGAAACATCCCTGTACTCTATGGGCAATGGAAAACAAAAGTAATTATTATTTTGCTTGGCAATTGCTCGATGAGATGTTTGCAGAATACACTCGGAGATATGGCAAAGTTCATGGTGCAAGTAAACACAAAGATGCATTATTTTATGGTGCTAAATTTATTCCTGAAGGCAAAAACACAAAGCATCCACAATGTTTTAGTGGGCATGATGATTGCAGGACAGATGAGTTCTATCCAATAAAAGCATACAGAAAATTCTATGCCAAAACAAAAATGACAATGGCAAGATACAATAAAACAGATAATATTCCTGAGTGGCTTAATTATAGTCCTTTACTTTCTAACCAGAGAAGCTAATAGTTAATTATTCATTATTTCCCCCAGAAACTGACCCACCTTAATTTGTGGGTTTCTTTTTTCATTAAAATACGTTAAACAGTTAAATAACAGTTCACCACTGAAAATAAGGTTTTGAGGATAAAAACATGGCTTCAGATAAAAACAAAAAAATTCAAGTCCAGAGACCTGTTAAAAATGGTCCTAAAGTTAAGCCAGAAAAATGGGATGGAAAGTTCAAATCAGTTGAACCATTGAAGCACCAGAAGCAAAGTGTTTCAACAAGAAAAGAAAAACGATATAAATGGAATCATCGAGCAACCATTAATTGGATAATGGGACAGGCAGATCCTGTTGGCTTTCTGTCTGATGTCATGACAGGAAAAGAAATCTTTCCAGTTTATTCAGAGTCAGATGGTGAAGTGCAAAACATTGGTAAAATAGGTGCAGATCCAGAACTCAGAGTTATGGCTGCGAAAACACTACTTGGGAAATGCGTTCCTGATTTAAAGGCAGTTGAAATTAAAACTCAAATAGAAGAGAGAAGGGTGCTAGACATTAGCAGATTAACAGATAATGACCTCAACACAATTGAAAGAGTTCTTGAACACTCTGTCATTGACGGAGATAAAAGCAGAGAAGATGAAGAGATCTTTGAAAACATTCATCAAGGAGAGTTGGCCAACAGTTGAAGCTGGTCGAGACTTTTATGACAACTGGCACATTGATGCAATAGCTGAACATCTTCAGGCTGTTGTTGAAGGAAAAATTCGTCGATTGATTATTAACATTCCTCCTCGACACATGAAATCAATTGCTGTAGCTGTTGCTCTTCCTGCATGGACATGGACAATACAGCCAGATAAAAGATTTTTATTTGCATCATATGCAGGTTCACTTTCAATCAGAGACTCAGTTAAATGTAGAAGATTGCTTGACAGTGCATGGTATCAAAGACATTTTGGTGAGACATTTAATCTCACAGGTGATCAAAATCAAAAACAAAGGTTTGAGAATGATAAATCTGGATATAGAATAGCAACATCAGTTGATGGAGCTTTAACAGGTGAAGGTGGTGATATTATAATAATTGATGATCCACATAATGTTAGAGAAGCAGAATCAAGCACAGTAAGAGAAGGAGTTTTGGAATGGTGGGATCAGGCAATGCAAACTCGGCTAAACGATCCAAAGACAGGATCATTTATTTTAATAATGCAAAGAGTCCACGAGAAAGATCTCACAGGACATATATTGGCGAACAGTAATGCTTGGGATCATCTTTGCATACCTGCAAGATATGAAATCGGACACCCAACACCATCAACAACATCCATCGGTTTTACAGATCCTAGAACCAAAGAGGGTGATTTGTTGTGGCCAGAGAGGATTGATGAGGACACGATGGTCACTTTGGAGAAGAGTCTTGGCACATATGCTTCGGCAGGGCAGTTGCAACAAAGACCAATGCCCAAAGGTGGTGGAATATTAAGAGCAGAATGGTGGATGCCATGGGATAAAAAAGATTTACCTGATTTAGAATATGTTATTCAATCTTGGGATACTGCATTCAGTATCAAAGAAAAAAGTTCTTATTCAGCTAGAACTACATGGGGAGTTTTCCGACTTAATGGTCAAATAAATGTTATCGTTGTAGACATGTGGTATGACAGAGTTACATATCCAGAGTTAAGAAAAATTGCTCAAGAGTCTTATAATGACTATGAACCTGATGCAGTTCTTATAGAAAAGAAGGCATCTGGACAGAGTTTATTGCAAGATTTACGAATGGCAGGAGTACCAGTTCTTGAGTATATGCCTGACAGAGACAAAGAAGCCAGAGCACATGCTAGTAGTGCATTGTTGGAAGATGGAAGAATTTGGTTTCCTTCTGATAGAAAATGGGCTAAAAACTTAATAGACATTTGTGCAGCATTTCCTGCAGGTGATAATGATGATATTGTTGACACTTGTACACAGGCTTGGTTAAGACTTCGCAAAGGATGGTTTGTTACTCATTCTTCTGATTATGATGAGGATGAAAAAGAAACAAGAGAGAGGATAACTTTATATGGCTAGACAACCAATTAACATCCAAGAAGAGAATCAATTATTTACAGATGGTGCTCCTGAAGATGGATTACAGGTTGAAACTATTGGTGATGATGTTCTTATCGGAGATCCTGATAAAGATATTATCGGAGAAACTGATACACAGTTTGATGAGAATTTAGCTGAAACAATAGATGAAAAAGAATTAACAAGAAAAGCAGATGACCTTATACAGTATTATGAGAATGATAAGTCAGCCAGATCAGAATGGGAAGATCGTTATAAAGAAGGATTGCAGACACTTGATCCAGATGGTGGAATGCAAGAATCAGAAGATCAAAGAGCTTCAAGAGGATTAAGTACAGTTGTCCATCCATTAATTTCTGAAGCAGCAACGCAATTCAATGCAAGAGCAATCGCAGAACTTTATCCATCTGGTGGTCCAGTTAAAACAGTTATTATTGGTGATCCAGATGAAGAACTGGAAGAGCAAGGTCGCAGAGTTCGAGATTATATGAATTACCAGATAACACAAGAGATGCCAGAGTATTTTCCTGATCTCGATCAGATGTTATTTCACTTGCCACTTATTGGTCAGACATTTAAAAAGGTTTGGTGGAATCCAGATCTAGATCGACAGATGTCATTATTTGTTAAAGCTGAAGATTTTATTGTCGCACCAGAATCAAATGATTTGAAAACAGCACCAAGATACACACATCTTATTCGTATGCCACAAAATGATTATAATCGTTATGTCGAAGCTGGTTATTATCTTGAATCTGAATATTCAGGTGATGATATCGATCCATCAGGAGATACCATTGGTGACATAGAAGGTGTCGATCAATATGGCAGTTCAAGTGAAGATGGAACAATGACTCTTCTTGAAATGCATGTTTACGAAAATTTTGAAGGCATTGATGATGATAATGATGAAGAAAATAAAGTCCAGTTGCCATACATTGTAACTATTGATTATGATTCCCAGAAAGTTGTGAGTGTTCGCAGAAACTGGAAAGAAGATGATGAAGCCAGACGAAGACGAGATTGGTTTGTAAGTTATAAGTTCCTTCCTGGTCTTGGCTTTTATGGTTTCGGTCTTTATCATTTAATCGGTGGATTAGGAAAAGCTGCAACAGGATCTTTAAGAGCTTTATTGGATTCAGCTGCATTTTCAAATATGCAAGGTGGCTTTAAGTTAAAAGGCAGAGTTACAGGTGGTGAACTTCAGATAAGTCCTGGAGAGTTTGCAGATCTCGATGCGACTGTTGATGATGTAAACAAGGCGATTATGCCACTGCCATTTAAAGAACCAAGTTCTGCACTATTCCAGTTATTAGGTTTTATTGTTGACTCAGGTCAAAGGTTTGCAAGCACAGCCGATTTAAATGTTGGTGATGTTAATCCGAATGCACCTGTTGGTTCGACAGTTGCTTTAATTGAACAGGGAAGCAAAGCATTTTCAGCAATTCATAAAAGACTTCATTATGCACAAGGACAAGAGTTCAAATTATTATCTAAGCTCAATGCTGAAAATTTACCAGAATCATTTAAGTTTTCTTTAACAGGTTCATCTCAGGAGATATTCGCTGCAGACTTTAATGATCGAATTGATATAATTCCTGTCAGTGATCCAAACATATTTAGCACTGCCCAGAGAATAGCACAGGCACAGGCAATTCTTGAAATGTCAAGGTCAGCTCCTGATTTGCACGACACTTATGAAGCCTATAAAAGAATGTACGAAGCTATAAGAATTCCTAACATAGATGAGATATTGAAAAAACCTGCCGAATCGGTAAGGTTAGATCCAATTGATGAAAATGTTGCAGTTTTGTATGGCAAAGGAATTCGTGCTTTCCCAGAGCAAGATCATGATTCCCATATTCAAGTTCATATACAGTTTCTTCAAGATCCTTCATTAGCAGGAAATCCTGGAGCTAAAGCCATGCAACCAATATTAGTTGCCCATGTTGCCGAGCATGTCGCATTGCTTTATAGAACTCGAATGGAAGCAAGTATTGGAATGCCATTACCAGTGATGCCAGATATTCGTGATAAGAAATTCGAATTTCAAGATATTGATCCACAAACAGATATGATGATAAGTCAGAGAGCTGCACAAGTTGTTCAGGCAGCACCACAAATGCAAGCAATAAAAGGATTATCAAACATTGGTCAACAACAAGGTCAACAAAACCCACTTCAATATGCTCAACAGCTTGCCCAACTTGAAGCTCAAGCATTACAAGCTCGGACTCAAGCACAAATACAATCAGACCAAGCCAAAGCTCAGTCGGACATTGCGATCAAGCAAGCAGATGCTAAACAAGATATAGAAATAGCAAAAGCCAAAACGCAAGTTGATCTTGAAGCAAAAATTAAAAAACTTGAAGCAGACTTACAATTAGAGCGAGAAAAGAATGATGCTAAAATCCAAATGGAGATGATTAAAAATGCAAGAGAATAATAATATACTGCCAATGCAAGGTATCAATCCAGAAGCATTCTCTGGGAAACAACCACAGCAACCATCTATGCCAGCGAATATGGACATGAATCAGTATTTACTTCAAAAGATTTCCGAGATAAAAAGAAGAATGTTTGGTGAAGAATCTGGAGCTTTGACAAGTCTTATGATGCAACAACAACCCAATAGGAGGATGTAATGCCAGTGTTAACATTAGGAGTTCTCGATAAAATTCTAGGATCTGCTGGTTTCAAAGCACCAGTAGAAGAGAAACGACCAGGATTTACTATATCTTCTGGTGCAGCTCCAGTTCCTGATCCAAATCAAATGAAAGATTTAATTCCAGGATTCCCAGATGTTCCTATTAATCCAGAAGATATGCCAAAACAAGGTTTTGGAGCGACAATAAAAGGTGGGAATATTTATGGAATGAGAGACAACTCAGATCCAAATCCAAATGTACCATCTAATGTAACAGGAACTTTGTCAGCTCTTGAAACTTTACGAGATATGAAGAATGTACAAGACTCGGCTGTTTTCGGTAAACCAGCAGGAACAATTACAGATGAAATGCCAACTTTATTAGATTCGCTTTCTGGTGATATATTGGGTCAGCAAATGCCAAACATGCCATTAGGAACAGTTGCAGATCCAAGTCAAATTATGCAAGAGTTTCAGCCACCAACAGAAAAGTTTTTAGGTTTGTTTGATAATGTTTATGCAAGTCCTCAGAAATCATTTGATGCCCAGATGGAAATGGCAGATGACAGAGGATTAAAATCAGGAGCAACATCAGGAACAGGAATGATGTCTCAAAAATCAGAGCCAATATACAGTTATTTCCAAAGAGCTTTCAAAGGTGGAATTCCAGATAGATTTTTAAGTGGGTTTTTAACAAGGTTCGGATACAGCCCAACATTTATAGATCAGCAAATGCAAGTTAATGAAGATGGTGAGATTGTAGATGCTCAAGGCAATCTTATAGAAGGTCTGCCAAATGTTGCATTAATCGGTGAACAAATTAAACAACAAGTCGCATAGGAGAATAAAATGGCTGGTAATGAAATGCTTGATCAAATGAATCAGTTGCTTAAAAGATCAGAACCAAATGCCCCAATGGCTGATGCCGATAAAGAAATTTATAATTCTATATATGATTCAATTATACAATCTTTAAGAATGGAGCCAGGAGCTGCTGTCAGTGAAAGCGATATAATTGATTCTTTAAAATCATTAGATCAAGGATCTTCTGTTGGTGAAAATGAGATGCAAGGTTATAATATGATTGAAGAAATATTAAGAAATATTTATAAAGAAAGATCAGGAATAGATTTAAAAACATAAAGGAGAATAAAATGGCTGAAGTAAATGTAGAAAATATCGAAGAAGCGAAACAGCTCTTTGAAGAGAAGATGGGTTTTGCTCATGATTCATCAGGTCTTGATATGAGTGATGATCAACTTGTTAATTTTCTAATGCTTTGTCACCAGATGGAATATGGTGTTGGGCAGGAAGAAGAGGAAGATGTCAAAGTTAAAGTCATGAAAGTTGACAGTGGTGATATGCGAGGAATGATGGATGAACTTCTTGGTCATGGTGGACCAAAAGGAAATTACTGATGCCATTCAGTAAATATTCATCATTCGAGATTCAAAAGGTTCATAATGGCAGCAATACTAAATAAAGCATTACAAGCATTATTAAAATCTTTAGGTAAGATTCCTGAAGATGTTGGTGCGTTAAAAAACATTCCTGATAATGTGGCTAGTTTTGCTGATGCACAAAGTGATCAAATGGTATCTAAGATCAAAGGTGTACTTGAAGATATGCCTTATACGATGAATTTGCCTTATGAGATTGGTCAGAAATTAAATTCTGAAGGTAGGCTACCTCTTCCTATAGGGACAAATATGATGCCTCCTAGTGGTAAAGGAAGGCCAGAAGACGTTCACAAAATCTCAGGATATAAAGCAGACCCAAATAATCCAGACATTTATGGATACGAAATTACAAGTCGTGAAAATGATGTTTCATACATTGGTGTAAGCGATCCAAAAATGGGCATCAAAGAAAAAAGACCTGATATGGTTGCAGGATGGAAAGCAACTCTTGGCCCACAAGGTTCTGAGCGTTTGGATTACACCCCACCAGATTGGCAACGCACAGAAACGCCTAGAATTGTAAGGACACCAGAAGATCAAAACGCTATTGATCAAGAATACAATGATTTGTTTGGGGATTTTGAATAATGGCAGGAATACTTTCAAAAATTGCTGTAAAAGGAATTGAGAATGTTGCTGGCAAATCTACAGATGCCATTAGAAGATTATTGGAAGGAGCAGTTGATTACGCAGGTAAAAAATTTGGAGCTTTACCAGATATTAATACACCACCACCTCCAGCACCATTAAGTATGTATGATCCTATTGGGAGTGCTATAGAAAAAGAATCAGGGTTTCGTGGTATTGCTCCAGATAGGTCTGACCTTACTTATTTACGTTATAAACCCAAAACAGGTTACAGTGAACGTGTTAATGCTTCTTTAGAAGCATTAAGAGAACCAGGAAATCCTATTAGAGAAGAATTATTAAAAGACATTCGTCGTGGAGAAGAAATAGGAGGCAATGATTGGTATAATACTGAAGAATTGCGAAGTTGGTTTGTTAAAGAACTTGGCGAAAAACAAGGTGATGCAGAATGGCGAGAGTTTTTGTATCTTATGGGTACGACTAGTCCAGGTTCAAACGTACCTATGAATATTGCTAGTGCATCTGCAACAAGAGGTCGTTTCTTCACTGACCCAGAATATGTTGATGCATTGTTAAATGTAGAAAATTTAAAAGATGCACAAAAAATAGCAAAGTTACGACCAACAGGTTACGGACATAAAACTGCTGGGTTGCAAGAACTGAACACAGCAAGACTTTTAAAAGGTGAGTGGAAGTATGGTGGTCTTCCAGAACCTGACATTCCACCAGCAAAAGCATCTTGGACACAGCAGCCAAAGCCAAAAGGTTTTACAAACAGTTTGCTTGGTAATCGTCGTAATATTGCAGCAGACCTTCATTTTACACGTTACATGGCAATGGCATCTAAGCACCCAGATTGGTTAAATACAGGAACAGACGTTGGTTATGACTTTATGAAAAATGTCATAAATACTTTCCCAGAAGCAGAAAAATATTTTTCAATTCGTAAATTTAAATCAGGGAAAGTTGATAAGGAAGTACCATCATTTAACTTTAAAAAAGCAGCAAAAGAAAACGCAATTGATCTCAATATACCAATAGATGACACTGGAAAAACAATTGCTGATTCACCACAGGCATGGGCACAAATGCCAAATGCAAATGAATATGGTGCATTTGAAGATTTTATAAACGAATTAGCAGACGAAATAGGACAAACTCCAGCTCAAGTACAAGCAAATATGTGGATGGGTGGTGCAGACAGGACAGGTGTTGCTAGGGAAAGCCAAGGCACATTTATGGAATTAATTCGTGAAAGAGCAAAGAAAAAAGCTATAAAAGATAACACAACTCCAAATCAAGTTTTGCAAAATTTTATTAGAAATGGTGGTTTTTTATCGTTAATTGGTGGAACAGGGTTAGGGGCACTTAATAATATTACAAAAGAAACAAATAGTGAGGTGCTATAATGAGTTTATACGAAAACATTCGCAAGAAAAAAGCCAGAATAAAAGCAGGTTCTAAAGAAAAGATGCGTAAAAAAGGTGACAAAGGTGCACCAAAAAAAGGCATTTTTAAAAAGATCGCAACAGCAGAAAAGAAAAAGAAAGGTAAAAAGAAAAGTGGCAAATAAAGCAGTTGAAGCACCAAAAGGTTTTCATTGGATGAAATCTGGCAAAGGTTTTAAACTTATGAAAGGTGAATATAAACCACATGCAAATGCAGTTAAGAAAGCATCTTTTGAAATACAAAAGGTTCATAAGAAATAATGGCAACATTCAAAGGCAAAAAGGTTACATTAAATAAACCCAGAAGAATAGGCAAAGGTGAAACTTCCTATGGTAGAAAAAAGTCTGTTGTTTATGTAAGTGATGGTGATAAAGTTAAACGAGTGACTTTTGGAGATCCGAATATGCGTATAAAGAAAAATCAAAAAGGTCGCAGAAGAAATTTCAGGTCAAGGCATAACTGCGATAATCCTGGACCAAAAACAAAGGCAAGATATTGGTCTTGCAGGGCATGGTAATATGGCAAAAGCAGCGATTAAAAAAGTAGCACAAGCTGAAATAAGAGC